AGAATCTTAGGAATTCTTTATTTTCGTTAAAAAAATTCCACGGTGTTTTACCTCCGTAAACATTTGTTAGTTCTGTTTTATCGATATTTTGAGAAATTAAAGTTTTTAAATTTATCATATCCACGATATTGTCGTAAACTCCATGAGAAATTATGACTGATCTAGGATAAACAACATGCATTGTATGTGCATAATTTTCATCTTCTTTTATTGGATCTAATGCTATCATTTTATAAAATTTTGTATTGTAATTCTTGGCATATAATTTACTAGTACAGGGTTTACTTTATGTTGTAAAGGTGTTTTTATAATCACTAAAGAATTACCTACCACAGGAATGTATCCATTTTGTCCGTTATATGTAAACATAAATTCACCTCCCCAATTTTTATTCCATCTTTTATTTAAATAATAAGTAACACCATATTCTACATGGTCGTCTTTATGCCAATTAATGCCTGAATTTTTGCACATCATATGAATTAAAAAATTTAAACTTTCATTAAAATTTTTTATTTTTATAAATGACTGATGTAATAATAATGTTTTGTAAAATTTAAAATAATTTTCACTTATTAAAACACTTTTAGGAGTTTCTAAATTATTTAATAAATTTTTTGGCCATAATTTTGATGCATCTTCTAAATATTTAAGTTTTTTTACTTCTTTAAATATTTCATTATGTAATCTTTTATACTCGTGATTTGGTAGAAAATTTTGTATGTAAAATAATTTATCCTCTAAATTATATATTAGTTTCATACATTTTATTTTTTAAATAAACCAGGTTACGATTGAGTATCTTGTTCCACTTATTATAGGTAGAACAGAATGAGGATATAAAAAATTAGAAGGAAACATAATTGCAGATCCTTTTTTTAAAGGATATATAATTTTATTATCAAAAAAACTAAATTCTCCTCCTTTAAAATCATTATTTAAAATAAATGAACATGAGATTGTTCTAAGTGTGTTTGTAAATGAATCAACATGTTGAGTATAAAATCCACCTTTTTCATATTTTAATAATTGATAACCACTATCTTTAGAAATATGCGCTTGTTTAAATTTTTCATTATATATTTTAATTGCTTTTTTTGTAGATTGAAAAACTTTATCATCTAATATTTTTCTTTCATTTTTATTTTTTTCAATGATTTCATTTAAAGATATACCTATAAAGGTACAGTTTCTAATTTCTTTATTTAATTTTTCATTATCAAGTAAACTATTTGCCCATTCATTAGAATTTTTATATTCTTTTAATATATCGTCACATAAATTTTCAGGTATGATATCTTCTAATACAAGTATATATTCTTTAAGTTCATTCATAAATTCTGCGTTGTATAATAGCAAAAAGACTTAAGTAGAGCAATTTAATAATGGCTTTAAATAGTGTATATTGTTTGTATGCCTTTAAAAAAAATACCAGTAGCCCCAGGCTTTGATAAACAAGATACAGCATCTCAAGCAGAAGGTCGCTGGATAGATGGAGATAATGTACGTTTTCGTTACGGCAACCCTCAAAAAATAGGAGGTTGGGAACAGATACTATCGGATACGTTAGTTGGAGCCGCTAGGAACCAGTTGATATGGGCAGATTTAGATGGCAATAGATATGCTGCAATTGGTACTAATAAAATATTAGCTATTTACTTTGAAGGTGCGTTTTACGACATTACACCATTGGATACACCATTAACTTCTTGTACATTTAATACAACCACAGGGTCAGCAACTGTTACAGTTAATAAAGCCGGACATGGTTTAGCTATTGGAGATATAGTCATATTTAGTTCAGTAACACCACCCACAGGATTTTCAGCAGTTAGTTTTACGAATGCCTTTGAAGTAAAGACAACACCCACATCTGGAACATTTACAATTACAATGCCTACTCTTTCATCTGCTACAGCATCAACTTCTGGGTCTGCAACGTGCAATCCTTATTATGATTTTGGTCCGTTTGGTCAAACTTATGGTTATGGTTGGGGAACTTTTAACTGGAGCGGATTTAGTTCAACAGTTACTCAAACTGCAATTAATGCTATGGGGGGAATAAATAATTCAACTGCAACAATTACAGTTGATTCAACAACAGGTTTTCCTGCATCAGGAACTATTTTAATAGATTCAGAATTAATTACTTATGCTAGTAAAAGTGCAACTCAATTCTTAACTTGCGGTAGAGGAGCAGAAGGAACAACAGCTGCAGCTCACGCAGATAATGCAATCGTTTATGATGCATCAACTTTTGTTGGTTGGGGTGAAGCATCGCAAGTTCAAACTGCTATAAGATTAGATCCTGCTAACTGGTCTTTAGATAACTTTGGTCAAATATTAATCGCAACAATGCACAATGGTCCTACATTTACTTGGGATCCATCATCTTCGAATGCACTGCAAACAAGAGCAGTTATAAATGCTACTATGCCTCAGACCTCTGTTATGACTATAGTATCAGATAGAGATAGACACTTAATACATCTAGGAACTACAGTATCATTACCTGGTGGTGCTCAAGATAAAATGCTTATTAGATTTTCAGATCAAGAAGATTTTAACACTTATGCTCCAACATCAACAAATACAGCGGGTACATTCAGATTAGACGCTGGTACTAAAATAGTAGGAGCTGTTAGAGCAAAAGATTATATTCTTATTCTTACAGATGATGCTGCATATTCAATGCAATTTGTAGGTCCTCCTTTTACTTTTAGTATTAGAAAGGTTGGGTCTAATTGTGGTTGTTTAGGTCAGCATGCAATGATCTATGCAAATGGATTAGTGTTTTGGATGGGTGATTCCGGAGGGTTCTTCGCATTTGACGGTACGGTTTTAACAGTTCCTAGTTTAGTCGAAGATTTTGTATTTACAACAAACGGCGATAACTTAGGTATAAATTATGATCAAGATGAAACAGTTTTTGCAGGTCATAATAGTTTATTTCAAGAAATAACATGGTTCTATACTAAAGCTAATTCAACAACATTAGATAGAATGGTCACTTATAATTATGGTGATAAAGTTTGGACAACAGGGTCACTTGCTAGAACAACTTGGGCAGATGCTTCTGTTTATGACAAACCTTACGCCACAGAGTACGACGCAGCAATCACACCAACATTTCCTATTGTCAACGGAGTAAGTTTAGGAGCTTCTACATTCTATGAACATGAAACGGGTGTAAATGAATTAAGTTCTGCAGGTGTTGCAACAGCCATACCAGCATTTATTAGATCAGGTGATTTTGATTTAGACTTAGATGGAGACGGGGAATACTTCTTAAAGGTAAATAGATTCATACCTGACTTTAAAAACCTTGAAGGGAATTGTAAAATAACTTTGTTTTTAAGAAATTATCCAGCGGACACTACAACTGCAAAAGGTCAAACAACAATTGGCCCATTCACTGTTAATTCAGATACGGATAAAGTCGATACGCGCGGGCGCGCGAGATTAGCAAGTATAAAAATAGAAAACGATGGTTTAAATGAAAACTGGAGATATGGAATATTTAGAGTAGACATACAGCCAGACGGGAGAAGATAATGGCTAAAATAGATTTTTACATACCAGAGCCGGCACCGCAATATTCAACTGATAATCAAAGACAAATAATACAAGCATTAGATACTTTAAAATCACAGTTAAATACTTCTTATAGTGAAGAGGTATTAGAAGATTTTCAAACCTTTGCTTGGTTTTTAATAGGAACAGGAAGAAAAATTAATGTAGTACCTGTTAATAATTTTACAGCATCAATTACAGGAATGCAACTTGCACTAGCTGTTGCATCTGTTACAGTAGTAACCACATGACTATAGTTTACAAAGTAAAAGGATATAACTTAACAACTTCAACACTTACAACAGTGTTAACAATTGATGCCTCATCAAGAGCAATAGTTAAAGAAATAACTATTGCAAACGATACTAATTTAACAAGTGAAATTGATTATTTTATTTATGATAGTTCTGAAGCTACAGCTTATAAATTTTACCATACTGCAGTATCCGGAGACTTTACAGACAATGCAGTTAATAATACATTAATTTTAGAAGAAGGAGATAGCCTTAAATTTCAAGCAGATACTGCTAACGCTATTTCTGGACAAATATCTTATGCTCTGATAAATAGATCTCAACAAAATGGCTAGAAAAGTACAATCAGGTCATGGGACCTTTATTAAGCATACTAACAAAAAGAGACCAGGAAGGCATAGTAAAAGACCAAACAAAAGAAATAGAAAAAAACCATACAACGGACAAGGGAGAAAACAATGAGTGATGAAATAGTACTGACGGATCAACACATAAAAGAATATAGGATTATAGATGGTAAAGAAGTACCAGTTATAAAATGTCCTACAAAAATTACTTACAGAAATAAAGTAACTGGCGAGGTTTATGAATCGGCTGCTGAAGCAAATGCTGATGTAGCAAATCCAAGTACACCAACAAAACAAGAAGATATTGCACAAGACGTTGCGATAACTGTTGCACATTTATCATTATTTGGTAAGACTAAGTAATGGAACCAAGAGGTGGCACCGAACTTCAATTTGAGTTTTTAAGAAAATACGTTGATAAAAAACTATTAGATCAAGTACAAATCTGTACTTCTGTTCCTGGTAAAGTGCCTCTTCACGATACAAAATTAAATATTCTTTGGCAAAAGAATTCATACGATCAACCAAATTTAGCGCCTTGGTTCAAAGACAAATCTAATCATAATAAATATGATTGGTATGTATTTAATTCACATTGGAATTATGAAAAGTTTAGAATGGCTTTTGATGTACCAACAGAGAAATGCACTGTCATTAAAAACGGTGTTGTAAACATTAAACCTTCAGATCTAAATTATAAAAAAGGTGATCCTATTAAATTAATATTTCATCCAACTCCTTGGCGAGGATTAAATGTAATTCTAGCTGCAATGCAATTTATTAAAAATCCATTAATAACATTGGATGTGTATTCTTCAACACAAGTTTATGGAAATAATTTTAAACAAGCACCC